TTATTGATATGCAACTGAGAGATGTATCTTGGAAGTACAACTATGATTCTGTAAAGAATGGTGTGAATAAACACTGGCATGTATTTTGTGGACACAATCCTCAAGAATGTTATGACAATGGCTATGGTGACCTTATCCCTATTTGGAACGCAGTTAAAAAACATAAACCAGAACTTGAGATGGAGAGGGTATATTTAAATGCTCACACCTTTGGAATTGAGCCACACAGACATGTAGATGATGGTGATTTTACCATCATTTATTATCCCAGATTAGATTGGAAACAATCGTGGGGTGGTGGAACTACCATAGATGATAAACTTGTTGGATATAAAGGAAATAGACTGATAATGTTTACAGCAAGTAATCCACATCAAGCTCAAGCAGTTTCAAGAGGGTGTTACGAACTTAGAACATGTGTCGTTTTTAAAACAAATGTGAAAAGAGATTAATTATGTATGAATTAAAAGATTATTTAAATGCAATCAATTACACCAAAGAAGCTCTCATGGATACCGAAGATGAAATATGGGAGAAAAAATATCCACCGTTTATCGTAAATAAAGCTCTATCTGGATTTCCAGATACAATCATGTATGCAAATGAGATGAACCAAAACCATCACCTAGATAAGAAGTTACAGTTTGATTTTTTACTAAATAGTATCAGGAAGCGTAAAAGATTTACGCCTTGGTTGAGAGCGAATAAAGTAAGCAATCTTGAGTATGTTAAAGAGTTTTATGGATATAGTAATGAAAAGGCTAAGTCTGCTCTTACCATACTGACCAAAGAACAAATAAAGACTATAAAAAATAGTTTATTTAAGGGTGGTAAAAATGGAAAGTATTAATTGGAAACAAGAGCATATGCTAGAAGTTCTTCTGAAAGAACCAGATGACTTCTTAAAGGTAAGAGAAACTCTTTCTCGTATCGGTGTTGCTTCTAGAAAAGAAAGAACATTATATCAATCGTGTCATATCTTGCATAAGCAAGGAAAGTATTATATTGTACATTTTAAAGAACTTTTTGCTTTAGATGGTAAGGACACAAATCTATCAGAAAATGATATTTCAAGAAGAAATACAATTGCAAAACTATTAAACGATTGGGGACTAATTGAGGTAAAGGGTGACCTAGAACCTATGGCTCCCCTAAGTCAAATTAAGATTTTATCTTTCAAAGAAAAAGATGAATGGACATTAGAAACAAAATATAATATCGGTAAGAAAAAAGAAGACTAATGGGAAAATTTGCTGAATTTTTAAAAGAACAAGATAATGAGAAACCATATAAACTGGTTGTATTTAATAATACACAAGACCATGTTCGTGATGTTGGTGAAAAAGAAAGAACAGAATTTGATTTAATTATTAAATCAGCTAAAAAACTTGGTATTAAAATATTAAATGTTGAACATACTGGATTTTTTATTTCTGAAAAAAATGGTAAAATGTTTTTTAATTCTTTAGATTTTGATGAAGATGGTAGAGTAATTAAACCAACTGAAGATGGAAAAACAGAATATCAAAAACCATTTGAAGTTGAACCAGAAAATACATTACTCTTACCCAGAGGTTTAGGAACTTATGGCTATACGGCAAATCGTAGGTGGGTTGATAATATAAAAATATTAGAAGATATAGGTTTTAAAACTATACCATCAATAGAAAATTGGAATATATGCTCTAGTAAATATTATTGTGATAAATTATTTAATTTAAATGGTTTAAGAACTCCAAAGACAATTCCTTTATCTTATTCAGATGATTCAGAAAGAGCTGTAAAGGATAATAATTTAAAATTTCCATTAATACTAAAATCTTCTAGTGGAAGTCAAACTGGTGTGGGAGTCATAATTGTTGAGAGTTTTAGGTCTTTACACCCCACAGTTCAAATGATTAATTTTTTAGAACCAAATATAGATTTACTACTTCAAGAATATATAAAAATAGAATATGATATGAGAGTATTGGTTGTGAATGGAAAGGTATTAGCTGCAATGAGAAGAAATGTAATGGACGGTGATATCAGAAGTAATGCTTCTTTAGGTGCAACAACAGAATCTATAGAACTTACTGACATTGAAATAGAAACATCAATTAAAGTAGCAGAGTTAGTAAAGGGTGATATAGTTGGTGTAGATTTGCTACCAGCAAAAAATAGGGAAAAAGAAAAACCTTATGTTCTTGAGGCAAACGCCACACCTGGCTTTGGTGGAATAGAAAGAATTACAAAAGATAAAAGTATTACTCAAGAAATACTAAAAACATATTTTAATAGAGATAATTGGAGATTATAATGAATGTAATATTAAACACACTAAAAAAGAAATACGAAGCTGAGATTGAAGAAGCAAAGATGAACATTAGAATTATGTTAAATAATCCTACATCAATTCCAGAACACTCTGAGTTCCTAGTAGAACTTGATAAGCATTTAAATAAAATTGCAGAAGCAGAAGACAAAATGGGTGCAATCAACAATCATTTCGGTAGTGGTGAAAAACAAATGTTAGTTGAAGATAAAGATGCTCAGATGACTTTTAAGAATTTTTAAAACTCTATTGACAAACCCCTAAATATTTGTTACACTAAGTATAGTTAATAAAGAAGAGGTTTAAATGAATGAGTATACACACACAGTAATAGCTGGACTATCAATATACTTCGCATGGAAGATTGGTAGGAATATGCAAAAGAAAAGTTTAGTTGAGGAGATTGCAACTGAAACACTAAACCGTCTTGAAAAGGGTGGTATGGTTAAATATGTTATTGAAAATGGCGAAAAGATTTATAAGAGGGTTACTTGAATTATCGTAAAATTGGTTTATACACCACACTAATCAGTAGTCTTACATTTCAAGCATATGGTCAATGCGACTATAAAAGTAATGACAAGCTGTCATTCGTAGGTCACATAGAATCTACCAAGATAGAATCTAAAAAAGTATTTCCTTATGTAGACGACACACGAAAATGTCGTATCAAACTTCAATCAAGAATAGATGGTCAATGGTATCCTGCTAACGCAGATTATATCTTTGGCCCAGACATGTCCGAATCGGATGCTTGTCGTCAAGCAGAAACTCGTGCGAAGAGAAAAATCATGAATGAAATATTACCAGAAACTATGGATAGTCAGAGAAATTTAAGTTGTGACTTGACAAGTGCGAAAAAATCGTGTAAGATAGTTTATATGAATGTTTTAATGCCTGTAATAGGTGAACAAAAAGTGAGAATGGAGAGTTGTGAAAAGTAATGATTAAATTTATAATAGGAATTTTTGTAGGGATTTGTATATTTAAATATGATGTTATAAGTAGTGTGTCAAGTTGGGCCACTGAATATGGTGTCAAAGAAATGATAATAGAGAAACTACAAGATAATGTCGATATTGAAAACTTAAATAATGGAGAAGTGAATGAATAAAATAACAACAATATCAAGTATGGTTGCACTTGCAATCGGCTTAGGTGCGTGTCAGTCTGGTAAGAACGACATCTCACTACAACCAGTGGTTGCTTACAAATCAGAACAAGTAAGTAAACAAATAACTAATATACCAGATTGGTATCTGAATATGCCAACAGATGAAGAAGCTATATATTCTAGTGGTTCTGCGAAAGCACCAGATTTGCAACTTGCAGTAGACATTGCAATTCTGAACGCAAAGACAGTTCTTGCAGATAGAATAAATGGTAAGTTATCTAGTATGACAAAAACATTTATCGCAAAGATTGGTTCAAGTGATTTAGATACAAGTGTTTTATCTGAGATTGAAAAGGTATCTAAGAATGTAGTTGCAGAAGTAGATGTTGCTGGTTATTCAGTAACTAAAAGTGATGTAACACAAGATGGTACACAATACAGAGCATATGTATTACTTGAATACAGTAATGAAGAAGCCATCAAGATTATGATGAATAGAATGAGAAAAGATAGAATGGTCTATTCAAGATTAAGGTCTACTGAGGCTTGGAAAGAACTTGAGAATCAAGTAGACAAGACAAAAGACGAAGAAGAAGCACAATCATTAAATAATATAGAGGGGGTGATTAGTGGTTCAGTTGAAGAATCTCCTTCTATCTAGTATAATCGTTGTTCTTTTAGGTGGTTGTATGGTAGGTATGCCAAGTGGGCTTGCAAATAATGGTTGCAGCCCAATAACTGGTTGCACTTCCAAAGATTTTTATCAACCAGGCCGTGGTGTCTGGGCAGATGAAACACCAATGTCCAAAGCAAAGATAGGTGCTGGTCTTGGTGTTATTGCTGGAGTACTTGCAACACATGGTAGTGGTGACCCATTACTTATAAGTGCAGCTGCAGTGGCTGGATTGGTACTTGGACATACTGTTGGAGATACCTTTGATAAGGTAGACCAGATGTATGCAACTATGATACTTGCACAATCTTTAGATGGTAACAGTAACTTTGAATCATCTACTTGGAAACACCCAACTAAAAACATTGCTGTAAATGCAATGCCTATTAGTAGTGAGGGTGAATGTAGAGAGTTTGTAACCTCTGTGCAAGTAAATAAAAAATTAGAACAAATGCGTGGAACTGCATGTAGAATAAATAACGAATGGCAATTAAAGGAGATATACTAATGAACAAAAAAATAGAAAATAAAATTGNAAAGTGGTATGGCTCATCTTTTGNAACAAAAGTTTGGTTAGCAAAACATTGGTATAGGTATATAANTTATGGNTGTCCTANGTGTTACATTGAAAATTGTGGTTGTAATTCAAAAGGTATAAATNACCCNAAAGGGTTTGCAGAATTANCAGAGTATTGTTATAAGGAGATTTATTAATGAATGTTAATTTAAAATATTCTAAAGATGTAGTTAAAGATTTTAATAAACTATCTAATGGTAGAAAATCTTACATAACCAAAAGAGCAGACAAAAAAAGTTTAAATGTATCTGATTATTTAAAATCAAAATACGGAGTTATTAATGGCATTTGAGATAAATAAAATGAATAAACTAAGTGACCAATTGGAAGCTCATGCATACGA